AGACCGTTTATCGGTAGAAGTAATTACTTTTCCCGGAGTGGAGCCATCGGCACCCATATTGCGGTCGATACCAAGAAGGCGTCGCGCAGTAGCAGGGATTGATTGTTTTGTTCCAGCAACTAATTGTAGAGATTCGACCGATGAGCTGGCGTCAGGACGTACTAAACAGACTCGCAATGTAGCCGCATTTAGGTACGCCAATAATTCATCTGCCGACCAAGTAACAAACTGCGAGTCACTTAGTTCGGCAGCAATATCATTAATTAGATCCTGAGCCAGTATCGTCATTAGAAGTGCCTGTTGCTAATAGAAATTCATACTCTTTGCGAACATCACCGACTTCTTTGTTATCGATGTCTTCAATCTCAAAATCAAAGTTTTCTTTCGCTTTTTTAGCGATTTGCTTCTTTGTTGCTTTAGAGAAATCAAAAATATCATCATCTTTTGTCTCGGGTTTAGCTGGCTTTTTTAAGCCTTCCGAAATCATAGTATTTAACTGATCTACCGTTTCTGGTACTGGATCTTCAAAGCCCTGAACATCAACAGCTGACATATCGGCCATCTTTGCTAGATTAGGATTGTTTAAGAAAATACGCCCATTTGGCGACTTCACGTACTTTGATTGAATACCTTTCTTTACCGGTTCACGTAATGACATTTTTCATTCCTCTCTCTCAATTAAAAAAAGAGCCCCCACAATGAGGGCTCTTTCCATACTATAGGCTATTAACCTTTCGCTGCATATAGGTGAGTAAGATACTTACCTTCTACAACTTTGCGACCATAAATGTTCAAACCGCGTACTAACTGGCCGAAGCTGTTAGGATTTGGCAATGTTTCCATTTTAGTCATTTGTGCCGCGAAAGTTAAACCAACTTTGTGGCCAGCGATGATGTTAGTCACGTTGGTAGAACCATCGAGAGTCACATCAAGGTTGTTGCTCATGTAAATCATGAAGCGGTCGATCATGCCAACACGTCCATTACGGATGATTGACTGTGCATCGCCAGCTAAAGAAGCATCTTTAAGATCAGACTTCTTGATCATGCCACATGCCCAAGCTGGTAATACAATCCAACGACCAGTTTCTGGTACGTTTTGCTCGTCTAAAACAGAACCTAAATCCACTAAATAATCGAGGATGTTAGCTTTAGTTAAAGAAACCCAAGAACCAGAAGCTCCTAAGTTATACCCGCCAGATTTAACGCCAGCTGCAGCGCCTGCATTATCTGCAGAAACACCAGTTGGAACGTAAGCCAAGATTTCGGTATCAACCGCAATCTTCATTTGCTCACCACCGTCACCAGCCCAATCGTCCATAATGTCGATATCAGCTTGGTACTCGTCAACGTCATCAACTTGGAACGCGAAATACTTACCTTTGTCGATTTGTAATTCAACCGCTGGATTGGTTGGATTTTCGTAGTTCAGAGAACCACCAATTTCGTAATCACGAATCGTTAAAGTAGGTGTAGTACGAATATGTACTGTATCACCTTGGTTTTTAATTTCGCCTTCGTAATCGGTATTAGCGATTTCGCCAAAGACAGTTGCATCATAAAACTTTTCTACTAATTTTCCAGACCAAATCTGGGGGATAAACTTACCTGAGCTAGTTGAGCTTAGGTTTGTATAACCACTTGAGCGAGTAGGACCATTCATTGTCATATTCCTTATAGGCTATGACATCCTATTTATGCGTAGGCTGGTTGCCTGCGACTTACTATGCGGCCTTCACGGCCTGCTGCGAGGATGTCTTGTTCAATTTTCCTCGCCTCAACTGGGTCCTTATACTTCCCTTTCCGCTTATCAGCATAAAACTGATCCACATCTGCATTTGTATACACTTTATCTTCCGCAATTGGTGGAATGCCACCGCTTGAGGTTTCTGGTGTAACCAATTCCTCGGGAACTTCCGGCACAATAGATGGCGAAGGTTCGTTTTTAGAGGAAGATGGCCCTGCATAATCAATAAAGAATTTTGCAGCTGAGTCAACATCAAGGTTTTTGCGAGCTTTTGCAAGATATTCTTGCCGCTCAACACCTGAATAGTCTACTTCTACAGCCAAGAAGTTGTGGAATTCATCTTCTTCGTTAATTTCTTTCCAGTCCTTACCGGTTGCAGCTTTCACCGCTCTGGTTAGTGCCGAAAAGAAATCACGTTCAGTGTTTACCACAACGGTCTCACGAACTTGCGTGACACCTTGCGTTACATCTGCAAGCTTTTTCTGCAGATCCACAATTTGTTTTGCCATTTCACCTTGCGATTGCTCGGCTACTTTTTTCATCATCCCAATATAACCTTCGCCATATTGTTCGATTTCTTCATCAGAGAAATTAATCTCTTTTGAGGCTTGTAATTGTGGCTCTACATTCTGAATACTAACTCTCAGCTCTTCGAGGTCTTTTTTCATTGACTCCGTTTCGCTTTCAGCTGTACTCAATTGACCGCGTAATTCTGGAACCTCTCGGTTGTATCGGGTTTGCAAACCCTTAAACCGTTTTTCCCAGTCAGTACCGTCTGCTTTAGGTTCCTCACCTATAACGGGGGCCACCGGCTGATCTAAATTTGGTTGTTCTATTTCTGCTTTTACGGCAGATTGTTCCAGTTCTTCGGCTGGCTTTTCAATAGGATCAACTGTGTCAGTTGGGTCCGTATTTAGTGCCTTTTGAAGCTCTGCAGCTTCTTTTGCTTGTTTTTTAACGCTTCTTGGTGTTGCCATCTTCTCTTCTCTCCGCAAGTCGAGGGTATGAGGTCCTATGGATTCATACATTTGAGGTTGCTTATATACTAATAAGGGGATAAATCCCGTTTATAGGTATATAAAATTAATTTATGCTATGAGTTTAGTACGTTTCTTGCGTTATGTGCAAGGTCTGTTATAGATTTTAATTCTTGAATTGCACCTTGGGTGCGATATAGCTCGTGATCATCAGAAACTATTAGTTTTTCAAGTAGGTCTTCCCCGCAGTCAGCCAGAAACTCAAGGATGACCTGTCCGGCTGGGGATACAAATGCCTCCATTACTTGTTTTTCATTTTTAGCTTTAATCATGTTACACCTCACTCATTATGATGATTAGCGCAAGCTCCTCATCTTCTTTTACAAGCTGCATTTTGAATATCTTTGCAGCCTGAATCTCTTTTGCAGCCCGAATTTTTAATGCTTTTCTGGCTTCAACTTTAGTAACACCCAATTCTTCCTGTACCGCCTTCAATTTTGCAGCAAGTTCCGTGGGGGGTAACATTTTTAATGCTGCAGCCGGAGTCGGTTCTGGGCCTCCGGTTACAAAATATGTCTCGCCTTCAACAGTAATTTCGGTAACTTTCTCCATTACCTGCTTTATTACTTTTGGAGCGATATCTTTTAACCGTAATGACGGCTCACCAACATCTTGCTTAATGAAAATCTTTCGAGGAGATACTTCGTACTTTTTGCGAATATAGCCGCCAGCTGAAAACTCTTCCTCTGCTGGCACCAAGTAGACACCATATGGGCCAAGCCCAAACGTACAAAGATTGTTTGATGGGCCAAGCCCACGTGTCGATAACATTACTGTAGCCTCTCGCGGCTATTAACGGCATTACCTTGATATGGCGTAGTGGCTGAGATGTTTTCCCAAATATTTGCCGTAAATAGGACTGATACATCGTCATTATCATAAACAGTCATAATGCCTGTAACTGGGTCTGTTTCTGTTTTATTCCGTAAAATTTTCTGGTTAAGGACAATTGAGCCGCCAATAGTGGATGCGTCAACCTCAACTTCGGAGAGAGCTTGCTTCCATACTGCACTGGCTGTTGTTGTGTTCTTTAGTAGGTCAACACTTGCTTCATATGTTTTATCAATATCGATTGATCCAGCGTAAACTGCATTACCACCATTATTTGTTTGGTCTATTATCAGCTTTCCGCCTGTTCCTGACATTCCGATAAACGACCCCGTTACCATGTTTTTGACACGAATCCGTCCAGCTGACCAATCAGCAACGATTACTGTTTTGGCAACATGGTTAAAATCAATCGTTATTTCTTGCCCCGGAGCTTCTGACCCAATAAAGCAGTCTTCCATATTGGTGTTGCCGCTAATGGTTAGCGTCCCAAGCATTCCGCACTTATATACAAAGCCATTTACGTTTGTGACAGCGCCAACCAAGCACTCCCACATAGTATTAAATGTATCTAGTTCACCAGTAATATAAGCGTCTTGGAATTTGCAGTTGGACACATCTTTTGATGGGTATGTCGCTTTATCTAATAAATTAATATTAACTTTCTGTGCGTTATCACCAATAAAATGGTGGCCAACATCATGATTCCCAGAAAGAGAAATTGAGTCAGCAACATATACGGCATGAAACCCGTTTTCATTGGTTATCTGGTGTAAGTTTGATTCCGTTTTACATGGGGTGCGGCGTATTCCTGTCGGATAAACTGTGGAATCGAGGCCGGTTAGTGGGCTAACAACAACACCGGGGCCCTGAGCTCCAATGAAGGCTGTTGTTTGTAATTCACGAAGATTTACTAAGCCAGCTGAGTTATTGATGATTAGAGATACTGAATTTATAACCTTAATATCTGCAATATTGTGATTTGCGCCAGAGCAACTAACACTATAGTTTCCGTCCTCGAACTCAATTGTGTATGGGTCGAGAAAAGAAACAACACGAGCATACGTTATGCCAGATAAAAGCACCGTTGTATTGTGGTTATGAGTTTTCTGCCATGGGCGACCTATTGGATCATCTTCAAGGTCGCGCAGTTTCAACCGTAACGCATTAACATCCAGATCATATAATGCCCCGGATATTAATGAGAGGTAAGATTTCGGGATATAAATTACACTCGAAATCCAGTTTACGGTTGGATCTGCCATTTATTATGCGTCCGATGTACGTGTCAAACCTACTGAGAAACCAGTTGAACCAAATGTTGGTGTTGTTGGTGAAGGTTTGATTGGGCCATTACGAGCCGAAGTATAACCGTTTTGCACTTTGAGGACAGTTTTCATGTCTGGCGCACCATATACTGCAGTAAATGAAACCGTTCCATCAGCAAGCAATTCTTCATTAATTAATGAACGCATTACCGTATTAGCAGCGGTTGCTGTAAATGGAGCTGTTCCAACAATCTCAAAGATAGCGTCGCCATCATGGGAGTCATATTGAACTTCTTGCAGGTTAGCATCGCTGTCACGCTGAATTAACAGATAACCAGTTGACGGGGTGTTGCTTGGGATATTGCCCGTGCCAACATTAACCTGTGTGCTTACACCAATAGTCAGCGTCGCATTTAACGTCATCTCATTGTAATCTGGCTCTGGATCACCAGCGGCATCATATGTAACGCCATCCCAAGGGAAGCAAGTGATTGTATCACCATCTTTACCAGATGTTGCTGCACCAGACTGATTGTTTGGTGGTAGCTGCTTAACTTCAAGTAAGTTAAATAACTGATCGCCAACAACTGCATCAGATGGATCTAAAGCCAAACCAAAGTTTGTTTGATGATTTGTGCCGGTATAAATACCCCAGAACGTGTTATTGATAGTACGTGTTGCTGGTACACCATCAATTAAGCAAAGCGAGTTGCTTGTTCCGCCATAAATCTCTGAGTTATCAACAGGCGTTAAGCCGGTTAATAATGAGCAGTACATATTGCCAGTAGTGCCTTGGTCGTCGAGAGCGGCAAGAATTGCTGAGCCAGCAACAGTATTTGCCCCTATTACATTTGTAGTGCCATCACCGCCAGAGGTTACACCAGTCATAGTTTCAGCTGTAAGCGGAAGATCATTGCCATCCATATCAAAAATCATGGTTCCTGTGGCGCCACCATCATTCTGATAAATTAAGCGCCCACGTGAGCCGCCTGAGAATGTAACTACTTCGCCAACAGTCATGCTTGTCGCACCCTGACCTGTATAAGTAACAACCGTTCCCCAGTAAATAATCTCGTCTTCCGAGAAGTTTGCTGTCTCACTGTTATAGGCAAAGTTTAAATTAATACCATCAACATACTGGGCATTACGACCCCAAATAGTCTGAACTGTTCCGCGACGAGAGTTGTATTTCATACGCTCATAAGCTTGCAGGCTTGATGCTGAACCGAAATCCATCTTATAGGCGAAAGGAGTCGCGCCATTACCGTTGGTAAAATCAACAGTTTGGTAGCCTTCTACTAATACGACTGAGTTATATGGTGCTCCAGCAACCGTGCCAACCGCTGTTTGGTTGTTACCGTCTGAGCCTGAGAACAAACCAAGTGCTGTTGCACCTAAATCAAGAGTCGTACCACCGATAAAGTTGGTGTCGTTAAATTCAATCAATTTACCTTTAACACGCTTACCGTCAAAGGCTACGCCATCTTTCTTGGTTAAAGTTAAAATGCGAACCTTACCCTTTACAGAGTGAGGCATGTACGCATTCTTCCAATAATCCGTGATTATGACGTCGTTCTTGATGAGAACTGGCTGAGTAGCAGCGTTAGGTGATGTCACCTGAACATTGATACCAGAATATAATGTTAAATCAGAATCTTGAGCGATTGAACCCTCATACATATGCTGGGCAACTTCGTCTGTTATCGCAACATTACCAAGTAAGTTAATGATTGTTGGTGTATCTTTCTTGGTTCCAATTGGATCGAAGCGACTCCAATCGTCATCGCCAGTAATATCGGCGTTATCATTCAAATCTTGGAATAACCTGTGAAGAGCATATGGTTGATAGCAGCGCTCATGAACAACGCCGTTTAATGCGCCATCGCCAGCAATATCACCAGAGAAAGTATCATTGTCAGCCGGATAACCAAGAGTGTCCACGAATGTAATCCAGCGAACAGATAGCTCTCCGCTTGCGCCAACGTCAGACTCAATTGTAACAACTTCACACTGCTGGCTGTCTGGACTAAAAGTAAGAATTTCTCCAACGACAACATTTGCCGTTTGCCCGTCAAAATTGAAGCTGTGTGTCGCTCCAAGAGCTGGGCCAGTCCATGTTGTTGCTCCAGCTGCGATTGCCACATCCTTTCGGAAGTATGCTGGATAATCGATAAGTAAGGCGTCGGTATCAGTGTCGGCTGTTACACCGCTTTGAGTTATAACGTCGTTATCTGATGGCGGCACGCCAGAGACCAAAGCAAAATACAGCTTTCCTGTTGCCCCATTATCAATCAGGGTGACGAGGAAGCCTACGCCGCCAGTCCACGTTAAATTTGCGCCTTCTTCTACAAATGGGCCAGAAGCTTCGTTATCATATTTTGCCAAATAATAATCAGTCATAATCTTAGTCTCTTGTTAATAATGTCGTTATTGAAGTTCCAGTGTCTTTGTTTACTGTACCAGACGTTCCGCGTGCTGCATAAATTTCATTTCCAGTGCCTTTTTGCACTACGCCAGTAAATGGCTGATCTGCACTATATGTTCGTGAATCACTTATTGTTCCAGCACCGTCAGTAACGCCGTCAATTAGAACCGCTGTTGCTTTAATCGTGCCGGTTGCTGGGCTCGCTGTCCCCGAGTCAATAGGATAACTATAGCTGTTGGCATCGATTTTTGTAATTGTTTTGATGCGATTATAATTATTCTCGTTTGCGCCACCGATTGCAACCTTATGGCCTGTTTCCATATTATGGGCTGTATGCGATACCGTTGCCACGCCAGCTGCCTGAGTAATAGTTACCGTCACATTAAATGGGAATGGGCCTCCAGCTGCAGCTTTTATTGTTACCGCAGAACTCACTATAGCTGCGCTAGTCACGTCATCTTTTACTGTGAAGCTTAATGTTACGTCTGTATTAACGGTTGATAATGTTGTTCCATCATCTGCAGTCCAATGGCTAAATGTACCAGATCCATTGTTTACCGTGATAATACCTTTGCCATTAGAGCGCTCAGTGGAAAAACTAGACCCAGATAGATAAATTACACGGCCTTGCTGATCTCGGCCCCATTCATGAGCAATTTCACCGATTGCATTTAGTGGGCTTTCTGCTGTTCGAGCCGCCCAGTAATCATGCTGAACCTGTGCTGTTTTAGAGTTTGCATCAATCCAGACGCTAAATTCTTGTTCTGATGCAGCTGTCATCGTGCCAGTCCAAGTTCCGCTGCTACTTAACGCTTCGCCACCAGAAGTAAATGGTGTTGCGTTACGAGTTTTTAAATGGACAATACCGGTTGCGCTATCGCCGTCAATTATTTCAGTGACAATACCCGTTGCGCCAGACGTTCCGCCAGTTACTGTTTCGCCAACTGTTAATGTGTTTGCGCCTGCGGTAAATGATAGCGTGCTCGATGGGTTGGTGTCCTCGCTCCAGACAATTCCTGATCCTGCTGAAATTGCAGTGGCTTGGGTTGTTTCCACGATATTAGAGTCTGGCAGCAATGTGTATGATCCAGCAACTATATCCGTGCTAACTTGGCCGGCAACAAACGGGGTATAAAGCCATTTATCGATACGAAGGGCGTGACCGCTGTAGGTCGTGGTTGCTGAATTTGTTTCGTGCAATTTATAGGTAAACGAGTCTGATACTACTCCATTAACATCTGTAGCACCCTCAACAACTAAATCATCAAGCGTATTTTCATAAATAATAACCAGAGCTGTTTGTAATTTTGTACCATCGGACTCTTGAACAACAACATCAACACTTCGCTTATCATAAACGTAGTTTGCTGTGCTGGTTGTCCAGACAAAATCACTGTAAACAGTCGCACCCCATACTGGGTTGATCATGTTCCAAGTTTTATTTGAGTTAAGCGTGATTAAGTTATTATTGCTTATGAATGACACGCCCAACATAGTTATAGCTTCTGTTGTTGTGTCGCCACTTGCGGTTTGTAATCCGTCTGTACCGATTAGTGCTAACCCATCTGACGTTGTTCCAGCATCACACCTGATTATTTCTGATGTTGTATTAGCCCCAGTAATTGAGCCATTTTTAAGAAATGAGTCAAAATAAAAGCCTTCATCAGTGCCTTGGAAAATACTAAACCCGTCTGTTTGAACATCTGAACCAGATACACAATTTAGTTGAAGTGGGTTTAAACTACAAAGTAGTCGAGAATCATATAATCGCGCCTGTGAGCCAGACTCAAAAATTGCAAACGCCTCACCTTGCGAATTATTAATGCCAAGCATGTACGCGCCAGACACTGGGTTGCCATTAAGCAAATAACCACATTGAAGGCGACCTGCGTTTTGAACCTCTAACGAATATACCGTTGATGATTTGGAATCTTCAATTTCAACTAATTCACCATTACCCCAGAATAATCCAGCAACATCTGTTCCATTACCAACGATAACTGGATCACCCATCTCATAAAAACCAGTACGGGTATTATATACGCTTGATACCCCTTCCATGTCACCCATGTTGTAAAACACATGAATGGTGTCGCTTGTTCCTGTGCTTGGGTTTGTATCCCAATCTTGGCTTACCGTAAGTATGCGGAGATTACCTGTTCCGGCCACGTCACTAACAACAACGCGAGTTTGCTCGTCGCCAGAACTGCCTTCACCAGACAGATTTAAAACAATTACTCGACCAATATAATCTGTTCCGGTTACTTGTCCATTATTACCGCCAATGTTTTGAATATCATCAGTGACAACAATTTGATTATTTCCAGACGCTTCGGCTTGCGTACCTAATGATTCATGCACCGCATAAGAGCTGACTGTTTTTGCCGAAATACCCATTAGGTTGTTTTCTCAAGATTAAGTAATATTGCACGATTCTCATCTGAAATATCTGCGTCACGACAGACATAAATGACACATCTTCGAGCACGCATTTCCACTGGTAACGAGCACCCCGTTTCAGACCAAAAACCATTAGGGTAAGAAAAATACGGCTGGTATTCAGCTGGCAGCTCATTTTCTTTGACGCGAAGGTATCCAACATTATGATGGCACCCACGACAACAAATCTTACCCATGGGGTGAAGGTTTCGGCTAATACGTTTATCAACAGCCACGCATTTGCCATCGACAAAGCCGCAGCCAAAATCAATACCTTCAACCTGAACTAGAATTTCTGGGGTAACTTTATCCATTTACTGAATATCTAAATTAACTGCTGTTCCAGTGGTTACATTTACGCGGATCTCATAACCTTCATCACCGCCCAATGGCACAATAGCAGAGCCTGCAGCTGTAAAGTTTTGAACGGAAATCCAAGTAACACCTTTGTCTGGGCTAATCTCCAAATCAACATCGGTTACTACAGTGCCCCAAATAAGGACTAAACGGTTACGACCACCTTCATTATTGAATGGGATTTCAGGACCTGTGCCTGCTCCCTGTGCTGTACAAATACGCATAATATTATTCCTCTACTTCGGTTACTGTGGCGCCAGTAAGGAACTTATCTTTGCCACGTTTTAAATCGATTGACTTAACTACATTTCCTGATTTGTTATCAATATTTACATTAATAACTGGAGCGGGAGCTTCGAGCTGTTTAGGTTCAGAATTTTCTTTATTAGTTTCAGCCTCTGTTTTAGCTTCCCGCTCTAGCCGTACTGCTTCTTTGATACGCTCAACATCATTGTCTTTTGACATCTCTTCTTTTTCGCGTTCAAGCTGGCGATCCAATTCTTTCTTGGCCGACTCTTCTTCCATCAGCTTAATTTTTAAATCGTATTCCATATCAAGCTTACGTTGGAACTTATCAAGTTCAAGGTCCATTTTTTCACGAGACATTTGGCCATCAGCTTCAAGCTTTTGCTGGAATTGCTGCATCTCCAAATCTTGCTTTTCTTTCTCGATGGCGCCTTTTTGCTGGATCTCAATCAATTTAGGGTCTTGAGGTGGCTCTTTCTGAGCTTTTTCCTCTTGGCGAGCTATAAACTCTTCTTTAGAAGGGACAATTGTTCCGGACTCTAAATCAAGTAAATCTGCTGCAGAGCGCAATACTTCTAAGCGACCCTCGACACCCATGATGGACATATCGACTTCGTTATTAGTCATATTCAAGAACTCAGCACGACGCATTTGCGTCTGCTCTTTAGCAAGTAGCGCAGTTGCACCACGAGCAATGATTTTAACATCGCCTTTAATCGACATATCTTTGTCGTACAACATATTGTGAGTGAATGTCTGCTCAATAGTTGGTTTAACAACACCATTATCAATGTTTGAAATAGACATTTTGATGCCTTTAGAGGCGTTGTTCATCAGCATAGCTAATCCAGACGCCGTAGAGCCTGCTCCGCTGACTTTTTCGTTGCCGTGAGCATAACGAGGAATACTTGTTGCATCGTCTGCACGCTTCTCAAACTCCTCGTAAACACGTAATAATTCTTGTGCATTAGAGCGGGGCTGATAAAAACGTATAGCTTCACGGCCACGACCGGTTTTATCAGACTTTGTTTGAAAGATTTTCCATGGGTAGATTTGCTCAACAGTTTCACCATCAGCCAACCGATCCACTTCAACTTCAACAATTGGGCCAGAAGCAATACCTAAGTTATTTGCTAAGGCTCTCGCTGTGGCATTGCACATACGTTGGTGATCTCGCATTAATTTTGGCAGTGCGATACCCCAGAATGCACCGGGTGTCATCTGGAAAGATGCTTTGTGGTAAGGGCGACGCTGTAATGGATCTTTGTTAATTACTGCACGAATAATGTGATTACCAACTTTAATGGCGTCAATTTCGTATTCGGCTAGTGGATCGTCAATTTGGTCTGGGTCAATACCCCATTCTAATAACCATAACCCTTGTGCTGAACCCCAATACTGTAAGCCATCAATAGAGCGCTGATCTTGGCGCATCCAGAATTTATCTTTTCCTTCAAGCTGTGCACGCTCATAATCACGCCACAACCAGTCACGTAAGCCGCCACGACCATAATCAGTCAGTACAGCACGTATTGCATCACCGTTATATCCCGGTAGGCCAATCATATTGTATAAGCCACGACGGGAATAACGAATACGCTCAATCAAGTCGCCATCGTTAATAGTTGATGAATCTGGTGAAGGGTAGATATCAAACGGTGAAACACGCGAATAATTTAACCCAACTTCATCAGCAACTATAGGCTCTCCTTGAGGGCCCCATTTTAAACTTTTCTTTTTCTGAACAACTGGAGCTTTCATGATTGCGGCTGGGAACGTACAGAAATCTTCAATAAATTCGCTTAACGCTTCATCCCAACCACCTTCCGCTAATTGGTCAGCAATCTTTGTTTCCATCTTCTCTGCTGATTCTTTTGCCACAACACGCATCGAGCGCATTGCTTCATCACGCATTTTGCCTGCACGGCCTTCAATGTAGGCTTCATAGCCAATATCAGGCGGAAGTTGAGGCATTGTTTGTTGAATACGTTGTGCAATAGCGCTCATTGCAAAAGGGGGTAATTCTGGTATTGGAGTTGGTGAAAGACCCCACGGGCGGTCGCCTGCAGGCATCAAAATATCTCTTATCCATGAAACTGCCGCACGAATTTTCGTGGCGCTCAACATCATATATATTTCAGAACCACCTTGGTCGCGGATCTGTCTTAATGTTTTTGGATCGTATTCGCCATTACGTTGGCGTAGGCATTCTAAAAGCTCAGTTTCGTGCTGCTCTTTTGCCCAGCGATTCATTTCCCATACTTTTTGGATATGGTGAGAAAGCTGAGACTCATAAAGGTCAGGGACTCGATTAGCAGCTTCTACATCTTGCTTTTCTTGTTCAATTTCACTGTTGTTTTTTACAACGAGTAAGCCGTAATTGCCCATAAACTATCACCCAGAATTGTTGTCAACTACCTTTAATTCAGGTTTTTCATCAAACTCTTTGGAATCGATGACTGTTGCCTGAATGTGGTCTGCTAAAGCTCGTAAGCCTATTATAAAATCTTCTGGCGGCATACCGTTCTTGAAGCCCATATGGATGGTTTTAGCCTTTCCAATATGTTTTCCTTTTGCATCGGTAAATGGACTGCCAAAAATGAAGTCCATCATGTATGCCGCGTCGCCAGCCATATCGTTTCCACGATTTAACTTGGCATGAATTAATTCAACTGCCATATCTCACCTCTCATTAATTGATTCTATGACGATATTACTTATTTGTATAGTATACTTATTTGTATAGTAGTGGTTATGCGGCCCAACCACCAGAGCTTCGGCGCCTCACTGGCCTTGCTTCTACTTTCTTTACTTTCAGCCCTTCGTTCACCATTAAAATACCATATTGAAGTGCTTCATGTATGTGGGAGAAGATATTTTTCTTCGGTTGGTCTTTATAGCGCTCTTCACCAACTACCTGCACGCGCTCATACATAAATGCGCCATTGAAGCCTTTTCGCAGATACTTACATTTTGGAGAAAGAATAAATCCGGGCGAACCATCAATATCATTTTTCAATAAATGCTCTGCTACTGCTTCACGACGCTTAACCGGATCCTGAGTTGACGCCGGTTCTGTTGGTAAACCCTCTTCTTCAAGAATCTCCAAGCAAGTGTCTTCTGTTGATTGTGCTCGCTGACTTCCGGCTGGATCGCCCCATAACCGTAAATTCATACCGCCATACTCATTGTTGAGCTTTGGTTTTAGTGCATCACGAATAAAGCGACGAACACCCATATCCTCAGAAACAACCTCGTCAAGCACGCGGATCTGGCCTGTAGGAGAAATTTGGAATAATGCTGCTGCTGGCGTTAAACCAAAGTCAAACCCGATGTACAAGGTAAGGCCCCACATAATCTCAAGGTCCTCTTCTGAACAGTGCACGCCATCGCTGTATTCGTTGTAAATTGGCTTACCATCATAAACTGTTGCATACATGCCCAGCACGTAAGACTTAATCCATTCTGATGATTTACCGTAAACCATCTGAGTCCAATACTTAAAGCCAAGAGGTTGGTTTTCAACATTCTCTGCATCTGGGCTTGGGAGGTAGGTAATAATACCTTTCTCATCAATTGTTTTAACAAGCGCACCGGGTTGGCGGAAAAATTTGAATCCTTGTGGCTTTTCAACTTCTGCTATGGAATACCACCAATGATCATCATCAGGTGGGTTTGTATCAAGGATGACGCCAGCAAATGTTAATTTACCTTGGCGCTTAGCGGGATAACGGCCAACACGCATAGTTACACCATCAAGGATGATTCGAGGTAATTCTCGCGCTTCGTTGATCCATGCCATGGTTAATTCCATGGAGAGTAATTTTTTAACGTCTTTTGGTCGATCCAATGCAAGGAACCAGATTTCAAACTCTAATATCGTTCCTTCTGGAAATTTTTCTGTAGGTGGGGCTGCACAGCGAATTGTACCTGTGATTGGCGAGCCCCAGTTCATATGGCATATTGAGTCTGGAAACCAGTCTTGCCACGTTTTAATTGTTGTTGTTTTTAATTCTGGATAGGAGTTACGAATTGCAGCCGCACGAAAGCGTCGGACACCATCGAAACCGGGTTCTTGCTGCATACCTCTAAATACGAGTTCAATGCAGCAAGCAACAGATTTTCCTGATCCAACTGGCCCCATAATTCCACGAACAAAACTATCGTCGTTGTGAAACTTGGCTGGGGTCTTTTCAGCCTTATAATTTATGTTTAGCGCTTTTTCTTCGCTCACAGTAACCCAGCCTTCAATAATGAAGACGGAGTGGCTGTTACGGTTGGTGCGCCTGCTTTTTCACAAATCACAATAGGTAATCCATTAATGCTGTCAGTATCGCTATTATGGCAGACATCAGCTTCACCTAAAATGTTTTTCAACACTAAGTAATTATCTGCTGTCATTAAAACAAAACCGGGCTCAATGCCGTGGCCTTGGAAACGAGCCATTTGTTCACGAACTGAAAAAAGGATTGCACGCGCTTCTACTGAATAATCGTATGCTACGGCTTCCATGATATATACTCCTCATTTTGTGTATATATGAGTAGTATAGAATCTGCTTATGTACTTATCAACCTAATTTATCGACAAATTGAGAAACTGTATAATATAGTGCGTATGCAATACCGACGAAGAATATGAGAAAAACTATAGGATGATCGTTAGATTTTAGGTTTTCTTTGTTTTTTTGTGCGTCCCGAGCCTCTTGGCAATGACGCTGATCAAGCATAAGTATTTCTAATAGCTTGCAGCCATAATAGGCAAATATTGAGCTATTTATGTTTCGACCCATGCGAGAACTTATTGTTTCGCTGCGGTCTCCGCCCATAATCCAATTGGCAATTCTGTCTATTTCTAGCAAAAATTCGGTTATTTGGTTCATGATATTTTCCTTAAAAAATAAAGGGGCCCGAAGACCCCAATATTTATGCGAAGGTAATCGCGTCTGAAATAATCATTCCACCTGTAGGCGGGATAATTACGAGGTAGAAAGTCGGTGTACCTGTCGTATCAGAGATAACGACATTTACAAGACCTGCGGCATCAGAGATTAATTTACCTGCGGCATCAGTTACTGTTTCCAGCATTTTGCCTGCTGCACCAACAGCGATTCCGCCATCAGGTACAGCTGCAGTTGGTACGGCACCAGCCGCATCATCTGACAGATAAAAATCTACAACACCTACCACTTCCAGAGCTTTACCATTGTGGTCATTTAATTGTACGGCAACATCAATTGCGTTTCCTGCTTCTGTACCTACAGTCATCACGACATCATAGGCAGGGCATTCGATTGATTTATCACCACGTACAAGTTGACCAATTCCAAGATATTCACGCCAAGACATAGCGATTCTCCTGTAAGTTGCTCACCAGCCATCCATTGGCCATATTGATAAGATTAAACACAGAAACTGGACTCAGCCAGCTTCACCTTTTACGACTCAGCCGCTGTTGTTGTACCATCAGCAACTTGCACCCAATTAGTACCGTTAGATACAATTAAGCCTGCAGCGCCAGCGATACCAGTTGGGCACCAAACTACGATGCCAATGTTACCTGCAGCCGCAGCCGTTAGATCAGCAAAAGCAACAATTGGATGCTCTGCGCCTAATGGTTGGTCAAATTTTCCCATGAGAAAATCCTCCGTTACAATTAAAAAACCCTTTCGGGACCAATCTCATTCTCTACTTAGGGTGGCCCCATCAAAACACCCGAGAGAGTGAGAAGAGAGGGAATCCATCAGGGGCCATAGCTATTTTGTTTTGTCTTTACTTCCTGATGAGGAACCAAACCAAAACTGCATAATATTCGATACACCGGCAGTGAGCACACCAATAAGTGTTGCTACCAGCGCGGTCTGCGTTGGATCGACTTTAAATCCACCGGTTATTAAAGCATAAACCAGAGTGAAATAACCCAAGATAAATACGCCAGATAAGATGATTTGAGGGCGTTTATCAACCGTGAATAATTTTCTAGCATCTTTGCGATCATCGACAACCAACTGTTTTTCTTTGAGGCCAAGGCGCTTGATTTCTAATTTAAAGGTAGCGTCAAGCTCTTTAATCTGAAACATTAAGTCTGGGTTGGCGCTTTTTACCATTTCTTCCAGTACGTCTTCACCGGTATTTTCATCGCCAGTTAAAGCGTTACCGAGAAATTTTGCAGCCATTCCACCGAATGGACCACCTAACGCCGTACCTAATACCGGCGCTACCGAGGCAACTATATCTTTCCAATTCATTTCACGTTCTCCCGTATAAAATCTTTTAGATCATCAAACTTATCATCCATTTTATTGTCGAGCGATTTGATGTCGTTTTTGTTTTCATTAAGCTGCCTGCGAATACCTTCTTGGCGAACACGCACATCATTTTGCTGTTGTTGTAATGCTTTTATTTCAGCGATGTCTTTGGCATTTTTTTCTGAATTAGTTGTTGATTGGGCAAGCTGGATGTCATATGTGGCTTTGCTTACTTTTGTTTCGACAGTGTTTTCAACTTGATTAAGGCGATAAGCGTCAACTGCAGTGGATGTAAACCCAAGAATAACTACAGCAATGATTGGATACCACGTTAATATAATCGGTTTTTTTGTTTGTTCAGGCATAATTAATTCCTAAGTCACGTCTTCTATGGGGGTTATTATCCCGCATTCAACACACTGTATATCACCTTTGAGCATAAAAAACAGCCTGTTTCCACAGTTACATTCCCAAAGTTCATTTGTAACTGGAGCAAGGTGATGCTTGAAGACGCCTTTCATTGTTTTGCAGTCTGGGCATTCTAATTCATGTGTTCCAACCGGAACAACACCAACCCATTCTTTGCCGCAATGTGTGCATAAAACCTCACCAGTCATATGCTGTTCTTCGTTTTCACCTCTTATGGCGTTATTTATGTATACAACTTCACCCATAATACCAATCTTTCACTTCAAAGCATGGGCACTGTTTCATATATTCATCTGGAGTGATCACGCCATCTTCATTCAGATCCACTGATAAATCACGATGTCCGACAACTTTAGTTCCCGGGAAAACATCGATCAGCGTATCTAAATAGGCTCGTAAGGTTTCTTTTTGTACGGCTTCAAAATTATCTACAGCATTACCGTAAATATCAATGCCACCAACAAGGCAGATGCCAAGGCTGTTTTTGTTGTAGCCTTTTGCGTGTGCACCGGGTATCGCAAGGTCTCGTCCATGCTGTAGGGAGCCGTCACGCGGAATAATGTTGTGGTAGCCAATATCGCGCCAACCACGACCAGAGCGGCCTTGTACGCTTTCTGGTAAGTCATGATAAGTATAATTCTTACCAAGATAGCGATACATGTTTGTTTCTGGATTATGTTTTGGGAGGGTGTGCATGTCGTAAATCTCATGGACACCAACCTTTTGAATTGGGTTTGTCGCACTGCAATGCACCACGATTAAATCTATATCTCTACTCATTTTCATCCTTCTCACTCTACTTTTTTTGTTTTAAGTGGCCTTTGTAGGTTTTATCATTCAGCATACAAATGCGACGATAATGGCCTTCTGGCACCTCAAAGTGTGCGTTTTTACCAGTTATTACTTTTACGTCACCGCCACGGCGAACGCATTTATCAAAACTTTTTGGCATTTATTTTCCTACACCGGGCCAATGCCCTGTTGTTATTAATGTCCATCCAGCAACAACCAATAAGCCAACGCCTATTGTCCATTTTGCCGCAACACCAATCCAGCCAAGAACACGGAAAAAACCTTTAGCTGAGCGAAATATGGCAAGCATTTCTGCAAAATCCTCAAGAAACTGCTCCCAGTCTTCCTTCATATTTACGACAGCGGTTTGGTGGCTTGCGAGATCCAAGCGTAAAGCTTCCATTTGGCCGCCAACTTCGGTTTCGCATTTTTCTAAATGTTCCATGACACTCTCCGGCGTGTGTTTGCGTCGTTCTTTGGTTGAGTTAGTCATGCTCAAGGTCCTTTTGGGGGTTTATTTGTTTTTCAGATGGCTCGTCGCCACCCATATTGAAGTTGAAATTAACAACTTGTACCTCAGTCTCTTTTTTCTCAACCCACATACCTAACTCATGGAATTTGCCGAGCTGTGTGAGGGCTTGATTTGCTGCTTTTAAATCGGTATTTCTTCCGGTATGGGTAACAACATAACCTTTGTCTTGGCCCACAACTGTTTCGTAATCGACACGGCCTAAAGCCATGTTTTTCACAAGAATTAAATCACGAAGAATCTCTTCCTGAGTAAGTTCAATTTTTTCTTCAAGCTTTCGGGTTCGGAAATAAAGGTAGCGACGTACTTTTGCACGCTTAAAGAAGCGACAAGTACCGGTTGCGAGGGATGATTTTGTTCTTGGTTTGTATATTTTTTTGAATGCAGCGGTTTGATCCAGTAAGCACTCCCCTAAATATATGTCACAGACGGACTTTTCTTTAGGTTTTAACCACCACGACGAGTCCATTGGTTCAATAACCTCTGGAAACGGATGCTTTTTAGCAGCAAGTGGGGCGTCCCCAAGTGTTGGGATGTCGTTATTATCCATTATTGCAACATTTCCGGTGGGGCGTAATCGCCGTGAACATCAATATCGATGTACCCATTAGCAGAATCCTCGGATATTGGAGGAACGCCATTCTTGATTATTTTTACCATATCTATTGGTGGGTTGTCATTAATTAAAATTATAGGGCCGGACTGCATTCTCGACATAAAATGGAGGGCAAGCTTAATTAATGCTTGATCCATATTTTCAGCCTCAAATTCTACGTCGCTCTCAAGTGAAAACTTCATGTGAAATCCAGTAATGACCATTTATTTATATCTAATGGTAGCTTAATTGCCCCCTTAACGCGAAATTCCAACTGCATTTTTAACCATAGATTGCGGTCATAGGGTGCTGAAATGAAGATATATTTGTATCCACGGGCTAAACCGAGCATTTTATTGATGTCGGTTGCATGAACAAAGCGGTCGAGGGACATATTTTTATCTTTGCAGTAGTTTCGTATGTGCTGGTAATCAGCTGCTATAGCGATGATTTTTTGCATAATATCCCTTTTGTTTCATTAGGTGCCAAATATCAACACAGATCCGTAACCCAGCAAGACCGACACAAAGCATTATGAAATCAAACATCTTCTCCGTAATCTCCCTGCTTTTTGATTTTTTTATAAATGCCTTTAAGGGAATTTGGATCGTGACGGATTATCCGCTGAGTGATGTGCTG